TAAAAACAAGGCTTAGCTGTTATCCTTGCAAACTCTTCGTAAGAAAGTTCCCACGCAAACCCTCTTTTTGCAGCACCGCTTTTGTATCCCTGCATTCTAGAGTTAATTGATCTTCTTTGCTTTCCTGTAAAGCCAGCCTCATCGGTTCCACATCCGCAGGTTTCTTGTCGAGAAATAGCAGAATATTTCCAAAAAACTTTTTCTTTTCCGCACTTGCATTGACATACCCAGATTCGGTTTTTCCCTACATATTCAGACCTAACAAGCTTAAATTCACCAATTGTGTCGCCTTCTTTGGCAACAACAACATGGGATTTGGTTGGATGGTCAGGAGTGCGCTTTGGCTTGTTGAAGCCTTCTACGCCAATTCTTTCTAATCGCGGGTCTTTAGCTTTTGGCATGATTCACCCCAGATGATAATGGTGACGCACCCCTGAAGATGCGCCACCATTATACCACTACTTACACTCCAAACCCCTGACCGGACATCATCGGGTTGAAACATGCATAAGCAGGCAGAAGGTCGAAACGAATCTTCTGGCTGTTAGCATCACCTGATGAGTATTTGCTGATGCGTATGCTCATACCGTCAGAGGTAGTTGCAACAGTATCAGTCGAGTACAGTTTTGGCAGTTTCACAGTTCCCATGCCAAATGCTTGCTTGGCGTAGAACAGGTTGGGTTGGTACAAGGTTGCTGTGGCAGACACGATTGTAATCACCGCGCCGCTTGCAGGAGCAGCAGTTACAGTGTTGTACTGACCAGTTGCTTCGTAGATTGCAGGGCCAGCCACTACGAGTGTGCCTTCGCCTGATGCACCCAAAGTTACGTCAGCAGTCACAACACCAGTCCACGCAATGTTTGCGCCTGACGCACTAACCATCGCTTGACGGGTAGAGCAATTCAGACGGTTGACAGACGCAATGGTCACCAGTTCGCCAGCCTTCACAACCATGTTTGCTTGGAACCCAGTGACCGCCAAACTCTGGGTCATTGTGTCCTTAGCAGTAACATAGGTTGCGTCAGGAGCAGATGACAGAGTACCAGCACGGTCTGCACCAGAGCTTGATGTGAAGCTCGCCATCGTTGTTGCAGACAATGCACGAAGACCACCGAAGTTGGTGCTGATCTGGGCATTCTCCCACGCTGTACGAATCAGGCTATCAACAGAGTTGAGACCTGACTGTGCAGAGGCCAAGGCCGCTGTGGTGAACGGGTTCATCAGGTAGTAGCGGTCAGTGCTGGGGTCAACGCCAATCGCGTCCAGAGTCGCACCAGCGCCTGCTACGTCAGACCACGCATCTACAGCAGTACCGTGAGTACCGTAGCGCAGGGAAGAGTTTTTCAGCATGAAGGATGCGAAGTCCAGTTCGAGGTCGGTTACGATACGCCGAGCCATCGGAGCAAGGATGTCTTCGAGTTGGTCTAGTTGCAGAGCCTCTTCCACGTTGCCCCATTCGGTAGCAGCAGTGAAGTAGTTCTGGACAGTACCAGTTGCCTTACCAGCAATGATCTCGCTCTTGGTAGAGGAAGAGATGTCACCGCCAGAGGTGCGGATGGTCTTGTAGTCATGGGGACGCTTGAAGTCCACAGTGCTACCAGATGACGGGTTGAACTTGTCAGCCAGAAGCTGAGTGTCAACAGTCTTTGTGATTACCCGTGAGTTCTCAAAAGCATCAAGGAACACACGGGCAACTTTACGGGTTACGTTACTGCTTAAATTATTAGCCATTTTCTCACCTATTCAAATGTTGCCCCCTTCGGCCCTTTCGGTTTGACCTGTACGCCAGAAGGCTGAGGTCTACGGATTGGATCAGGAGCGTTAGTAAACTTTGGTTTAAGGGCAGCAGCCTTCGACTTAATCTCGGTAGCAATCATAACCGCAGCCCTGGTTGGATGCATTTGTCGCAGACTGTCTAAAAGACCTATGTTCTGCGAAAGATACTTGGTGATCAGTGGGCCGTGATCATCCTCTAGGATGTACTGCACCAATGAGTCCTCAATTCCAAACTGACCTACAATCGATCCTGCTGCCTGAAGTTCCTCGGCTTTCACTCCAAGGGTTTTAGCCCTCTGAGCGTAGCTTTGTACCTTCTCAACTAAAACCTCTTGCTGCTTTTGTGCTGCCTCCTGAGCTATTTGCGCCTGCTGGTTTTGCAACATTTGCATACGCATATCATAGGCAGCAGCGGATATCAGTGCCTGCTCTCTGTGCATGATCTGCCGCTTGTACTCTTCGTCAGAGACAGCAAAAGGATCAGGCAGAGCCGGTACGTTAGGCCGCGACTGAGTTACAGGACGCTCAATTTCTTCTAGGCGCTTTCGCAGTTGTTCCGCTTCTCGCTCCATCTCTCGGAGCTTAAACGTCTTCTTGCCAATCGCTTCGTCAAAGATGCGTTGCTGCTTCTCAGTAAAGATAGGTTTATCGTGAGTCTCCTCACTATCCGTTGACGATTCGGAATCTTCCTCAACATCTTCTTCAGTGTCGGGTTGATCTTCAGTTTCGTTAGTTTCAACTGGCTCCTGCTCTTGTTCTTCAGGAGTATCATCAAAATCATAGTCCGCTGGTTGCGTCATAGTTTGCCCTTATAGGTGAGATGCCCAGAAAAGGTCTGGTGGCCTTTATATAATTTAACACTGTTCGTCAAAAAGGACAATAGTTAGCGGTTTTCGCCATTTATTCAATAGGTCTTTCTTCTTCCTGTGGCATAAGCTGGCGTAGTGCTGACAAACTAATCGTGCCGCCTGCTGCTGTAGCCAATAGGTTGGCAGAGCCTCGCATAGCTGGGTCAAAGGCAGCATTGACTGATCGAATGTTTGATGGGTCAAAGATAATGATTTCATTACCAAACATGTTCAGCCCATCAAATCCTTTTTCTTTTAATCGTCTTTGGATTTCTTCTTGCTGACGATTATACCCAGCCGGTGCAACCCCTTCAGACATCATCTGCTGACGCGCAGCCTCCCAATCTTTTTCGCTGGCAATCTTGCCTCTTGCGTATAAAGGCATGACGTTTGCGCCCTCCTTGTATCCTGTCTCTATGCCTCTGTTTTCTCTAATATACCTATCAGAATACTTTGCATTTGGGGCGGTATACACGCCTTTACCAAATTTTAGGAACCCGCCGTCAGGAACTTCAAAAGCATCAAAAGAAGCATTAGTTGAATGATACAGAGGTCGGCTGGTATCAAACCCCTGCTCTGCCGCCCTCTGCATCCTAGCGTCAGTGGACATATCCATAGCGCCCTCTAACGGGCTAGGTGATGGTGTGGAAAGATTTTTAGGGTTCTTCAAACTTTCGTAAATTTCTCGCGTAGCGTCATCAAACGTCATGTCCTTTGGAAGCGGCATGGATCGCGCACCAGATAAAATCTGCAATGATGTGCCGGTTTCGTCTAACATTTCTACGGCATCGTACCCAAGGTTTCTAGCCACAGCACCACGCAAGCCCTGCGCCAAGTTGCTTGCTGTAGCTGAGTCACCCTTAAACAAATCTGCATAATCCTCTGGGTCTTGATCAATGATGTTTTTATCTTCAGTCACATAATCAAATGCTCGTTCAATCTGCTCATCATCCCAATCAGGATGCACAGCCCTCACTGCTTTTTGATAGTCTTCATAAGGAACGTCATACTTCAAATCATAATGGCGCAGTATTTTTGCTTTTGGGACAACAAACGCATGAGTAAAGTCGCCATACATGCCAGCCCTTGGCCCAGCAAAAACGCCATCAAACTCAGCGCCACCCTGCCTATACCTTGGCAAAACCGTAAATGCTGACGGCTCATTGCTTCGATGAAATGTAATTTCATAGTCATCAGGATTTGCCGGCCTTTGCATCACAGCCGCTTGAGGCGCATCTACTACACCCTCTAACGGACTTGTAGCGCCTCTTGCCGCCCTTGCCGCAGCATCGCCAAACCCTTCAACAATGTCTCCAGCAGCCCTTCCAGCTTTAATTAATCCACCAGCCAGAGGCAGCACACTAATACCGCCTAACGCCATGCCAAGCAGGTCATCATCACGCCTTGCCCGTTCAAAATCTCTAAACCCTTGCGCTGTACCAATGCCTGGCGCAAACCCCATGCCTATGTCAGCAAGCGTCTCACCCAAGCTCATATCCTGTGGCGTGTCTAATGACGCAAACCTTCGCGCTCGATCAATCATGCCCATGTTCTGCGGTACTGGTGCAGTAGGCATCTGACCTTGCTGTGACAGAATGCGATCTCTTGCGCTTGGTATCAATCTGCGTAGTGCTGACTCGGCCATGATTAATACTCCTCGTCCTCTTCTTTTGCTTCCCATGCCTGGCAAACTCGCAGGTTGTGGCAGACAAACTCAAACTTGGTGCAGTAGCCTCGACCACCGCCATCAGCGTCATACTCGTCCTCTGGCACAACTTCCATCATCTCCAGCTTTTCAGGGGAGTTGTTGAAGTATTCGCAGTTGCCACACATCTGCCTTCTAGCCTCTGCTGGCTTCACGCTCCACGCCCTAGCCATCATGCGGTAGTAGTCAGTGTTGTCGCTGATTGTTTCCTCTGGGCCAAACTTCCAGTTCTCAATCACGTTGGCTCGAT